GTTTTACCAGTTCCAGTTCCACCTATGCAAACATTCAACGTTTTATTAGTAACACCACCACCAGTAATTTCATTTAAATAATGAATATTAAATGGAAGCTTATCATAATTACGATGATATAGTTCTATTCTTTCAGGAGCGTCAGCAATAAATTCATGACCAACAGAAGTGTCAAAGGAAATACTGAGTGCTTCTGAAAGCAATTTAGGTATAGCTTCTTTTGTTAATTTTGAATCTTTATCTAAAATTTTAATTGAAGTTCTGATAGCATTGTGAATACTTCGATCTTGAATGAATTTTTCAGTTTGATCGACTAACCAATCAGTTTTTGTGGCTTCATCTATTTCTAGATTTTGAACTAATGAAACAATATCTTTGAATTGTGTTTCATCCAAAGAACTCAAATCTTGGATTTCAGTATAAAGAATTTCTTTGGTTGGAAGTGTATTATACTTTTGAATATAATTTTGTATTAATTTGAATAGTTTTTTTTCAATTCGATCATTAAAAATATCTTCATTTAGATACGGTAGTACCTTTCTAGCATACTTATCATTTTCGATAAGATGCGAGAAAATGAGATTTTCCATATATTTCTCCTTTAAATATATGTATTATACATTATGGATATAATAATATCAACTATTTAAAAACAGAATAAAAATATAAGTTGTTAATGCAACTGAAACGAATAGATAGGTAAAAAACCAAAAATCACTTTTCATTGTCTTTTAAATCCTCTTCTAAAATGCTAAATGTTTCACTTTGGTATTTAGTTTTAATATATGCGGCAAGGTCTGTCTTTTTTAATATATCTATCCAAAATTCACCATTTCTAATGATATCCCTTTCTCTAAAGGATTTATCTAAATTATCCGCTGAAGCATACCAACCTGGTTTTGTTTTTATTACAGAACCGTGTTCTTGAGCAACTTCTAACAATCCAGACCATTTATTGATACCACCTAACCATGAAACAGAAATAGGAATTTTAGATTTTTCTTTTACAAATCGACTTTTTTCAATATTAATAATGAAATGATAACCTTTAATTTCCTTTCCGTTCTTATCTTGTTGTCGTCCGACGATCCAAATATTATCTGAAGAATAATATAATCCTGTTCCACCAGAAACAATGGGTTTGCTGAACATTTCTTGAGATTGATATGTGTGATTAACAGCAACAAATGGAACATCTTTAAGTGATAAGTGTGGTGTGATAATTCTGAAAACTGATTTAAGCATTTTAGCTCTTGTCATATCAGCGACGCTTTTACCATCTAATGCATCTTGAACTTCTTTTTTTGAAGCAAGATTACCAATAGAATCCACTACTATCATTATTTGATCGGTACGTTTAATACTCTCTATTTGTTTACTCAAATCGTGTTTTAATTCTTCAATATTTGTAATCGGTGTGTGAATAATACTTTCTAAATCAATATTGAATGACTTAAAATATGAATGTGGAGTTCCAAACTCAGAATCATAAAATAAAACAATACCATCTTTATACCTTTTCAAAAATGCTTGAATAAGTAAAAGTGAAAATCCAGTTTTGAAGTTCTTTGAAGGTCCAGCAATAATAGTTACACCGGACGTAAGTCCTCCATCTATACTACCAGAAAGAGCAACATTTATCATTGGAACCGCTGTACAAATAACATCTTTTTTACCTAGAATCTTTGATTTATTGATAATAGCTGTTTCTTTTATGGTGGAATTCTTCAACATTTTCGTGCGAAGTTCATCTTTAAGACTCATTTATTTTTTTCCTTTTTATATTCACCACAATATTCAGTTCTATTTGTTATTGGCCAAACGGACAAAGCACAAGGAACTAAAGAATCTTCTTTATATTTTCTAAGTTTTCCTACTGGAATTGGTGGGTATCTTTTACATATTCCAATAATTGAAGAATCTTGTTTAGACCAATATTTGCATAACAAACAGCATTTTTTCATAAATATTTTCCTATTTAAAAAAATCAGCTACTGAATTTATTGGTTCAGAAGTCCAGTTAATCACTTTAAGAATATGATTAACTGGTTCTAGAAATGTTTTTTCGAATTGTAATTGTCTATCTAAATATTGTTCAAGCTCAAATTCTTTAGGCAAAACATTAGCAACTGATATAACATTTTCAGATATTGGATTTGGGATTTTGAGATAGCAAAATTTTATTTTACTACCTTCAAAAATTGGGTCAATTACTTTTTCCATTTTGTGCTGTTTTAATAACATATTAAAAAGTAATGCACCGCGGACATGAATCGGACATCCCTTTCCATAAATTATTTCAGGACTACTATATTTTTCAATACCATTTACAGAACTATTTCTAGCAATTTCAACAAATGGTAAGGTCTGAAATTTCTTTCGAAAATCTTCAATATAATCTTGAAGAGCCGATTCACCTTCTTGTAATATAATACGAATTGATTCTTCAATCGCTGTTCGACAAGCCGATGGAGTACTAGAACGTACCGATTCTAAACCCATAATTTTTAGATTGGGTTTATCATATTGAACTCCTTCATTATTAAGAACATTTAACATATATCGTTTTTTTGCAATAAAAACGCCAACATCAGCAATGACTTCTCGTTTCATATACATTGCTTGTTCATATGCTCGCATATTCTCGGCAAGATCTTTAAATATCTTATCTAGAAATGGCTGCACTTCATGCCGACAGAAAAAATCAATTACTTTGGTTATTTGATCTTTGGTTGGAGGGATTTCTGAAGAAAAATTTTGTTTAACCAATTCTTTAACAATTGGTTCCATATTTATTAACAAAGAATCAGTATCCATAGAAATAATATAATCTTTAGTTATAGTACCCATCCAATTATTGAGAAACTCATTCAATCTTTTTTCGGCCAATTTAATAGTTAGTTGACCAGATTTTGTGATAGCTTCTGCATATCTAATATCATACCAGCGAAAAAAAATATTGCAAAGTGCACCGTAGGCAGAATTAAGCCTTACCTTTAGTGCATATTGGTGTGTATCTAATCTTTTAATCTCATCTTCTAAGTTTTTTGTTCCACTTTCTTTTTGTGATTTCAAGTCTAACATTTTTGTCTTAATTGTTTTTCGTTCATTAAAAAGAGTTTTCATCAATTCAGAAAGAAAAGAAATCTTATTTTTTGAAAAAAGAGCAGAATTTGCAGCCATTGATAAATCGTTTTTATCCAAATAATCCCAATAATCTTTATGTTCACATTCTATCAATTCTTCAGTGGAATATTCTTTATCCAACATTTTTTTAAATGTATCTGGACCAATATTATATTGCATAATCAAATGAGGATAAAGACTTCTTAAATCAAAAGAAACTACCCAATTGAACATACCTGTTAATGGTTTTTTAACATAACCACCTACTGGAGTGTGAGACTTAACCATCTTACTTTGAGAGACAACAACATCACGATCCATCAAATAATTATGAATAGCAATATCCCAAGCCCGAACTGTACCTAATGCATCAGTGTAATTTACTCCACAATCATAAGCAATTTTATAAATCAATTCTATTAATTTCAATTTATCATTTAGTCTTTTTACAAGAACACAATCCTGGATGTTATATTCAACAAAAAGTTGTGGGTTTTGCTCATATAAACCATTTAATGAACCATATTCAGAATAATCTATCTTTCTTTCTTCCAATTCGACATTGGCAATATGATCCAATCTATACGATTCTTGTGGTTTTGTAACACCAACAAATTTCTTATAAAGATGCATATAATCAAGAACTGATACACCAATTGGAAAAAAGACCTTTTGTTGTTTTCCGAAAGAAAATACATTTTTAGATTCAAGAATACCCCAAGGTGAAAGCATTTTAGCATAATCTTCACCTAGAACCCGAATTAATCTCATAGCAATATATGGAATATCAAAAAATTCGATATTCCAACCAGAAACAACATCTGGTCTGTAACGTTCAGATGTCCAAACTTTTAAAAATTTTGTGAATAACTCAACTTCATTTTTACATTTAAAATATTTGGTAGATTTTTCTTTTGGAATGAAATCTTTTAAACCAAAAGAAAACTTTATATCATTATATACCATTGAAATAGTATTAATTTCTCGATCCGCTGTCTCCAAATCGGGATAACCATCTTTCGAATCTGTTTCAATATCTATATAACATACTACTATTTGTGATGCGTCATATACTTGTTTATTATACTTTTCATAAATGTAGAGATAATGAGGAAATTCTATTCCATATAATTTAAATCCCTCAATATCAGCGAAATTATTTTTAAAATTCCGCATTTCACCTGAATTTCGGAATCTTTTTTTATCTACAGGTTTTCCATAGATATCTTTATATTTTGTTTGAGAATCTTTTGTGGCAGGAACAAACATATATGGTTGATAATCAACAACTTCTTTGAAGCGTTTTTTATCATCATGACCACAAACTAGAATTTTATTGCGCCGATTTATTACATGAGTATAAAATTTAGACATATATCACTTTTCTCAAAAAATTAAATCACAATTTTATTGCCGTTAACATTTTTAATTATTACTTTTTATGCTTCCTTTAAGTTGCCAACATCATGAGAAAGATTTTTGAAATATTCATTATAAATATCATCACCATTTTGAACATTATAACATATGTTTTCTATTCTGTCAATAAGTGGAAAATGTTTTAATTTCATCGCTTCCCAACAAAAAGAACTAGATCCATTTAAATTTTCTGTTTTTAGAAACTTATTTTTATCAATTATAAAACTTCGATTTGTTCTGGTTACAAAAATCAAAGATCCATCTTCAGTTTTCTTCACAGCTTTTATTTCGGTGCTTATTCGATCTTCACATCTATCTGGATCATATCCTAAGAGAAAATAAGAAACCGTACTATCTTTCCATACAATTCGTTTTATTAAAGCATCTTTAAGGATACATTCTGGTTCTTTTTTTGTATAAGGTATGCTATAAATTCTCATTAAATATTCCTTTCTTATTGTTTTATAATTTGAATAATATTCAACTACAAAACCTTAAGAAAAAGCCAAGATTTTACACTTGGCTTATCGAATTATTTCTTATAATTTGCTCTTTCTTCATGTACTTTATTTTTTAAATCTTCAAACTTAGGCATGGGAAGCTTTCCCTTATATTCCAATTTTTTAATCTTTTTATTCAATGTACCATTATAAATTTCTGCGAAAACGCAAGCCTTTATTCCAGATGGCAATTTAACATTTAGTAAAGTGAAATAAATTTCGCCATAATCATTGATAAAAACCATTTTAATAAGAGTTCTTCCGTTAAGAACCATATCCTTTCCGATTAATGGCTTGAGTTTTCTTGCTTTAATATAAGCATTTACAAAATCTTTTTCGTCAAAACACATTGCTGAACCATGTATTGTTTCCGGTTTAACATTTAATCTGGGAATTGGAACATCTTGTTGAGCAAAAACATTGCTAGAAAGAATGGAAAACAAAAACATTGTAACAAAACTTAAAACAATATTAAATGAAAAATTCGTTCGAACTTCTTTTTTAGACATAATTATCACTCCTTAATTACTGTTTTGGTTTAATATTCGGCGTGGTTAATGAAAGTGGTCCATTATATTCCAATTTTCTATTCTTAATGTTTAACGATCCATTAATAATCTCCGCAAAAATACAAACCTTTAAACCACTCGATCCTTTAACATTCAGAATTTCAATGGAAAAAGCATCACCATAATCGTTTACAAATATTGCTTTAATAGCTATTTTTTTATTAATTACAATTCGCTTTGCGATTAATGGTCTCAGTTTTCGTGCTTTAACATAACTTCCTAAAAAATCTACTGGATGTATACAAAATACTTGAACTTGCTTAAGTTCAGGTTTAAACACTAGTTGTGGTTTTGCCGTTTCTTTCCCAAAACTTTCAGCACCCATAAAAACAGCAGATAAAACAATCAAAAACAAGGAAAATATATAAATTGTAAATAAGGTTTTCATGATAAAAGTGGAAGAATCGTTTTTGATCAACTTAAGCATTATGTATTCCTAGTCTTGTATTTCTATTTTCAATCTTCAATTTTTTGTTTTCTGCCTATGGTATATTTGGAATCAAGTGTCCAATTTTCCTTTTCTTTGAATGGTAAAACTTTGATATATGATAGACTTGTTCTGGGTTTCTCGGATTTCTGTGGATCTACAAGTGTCAATAGATTCCATTCTTCAAGAAGTGAAGCGATTGTATTTCTTCGACCTTTATCATCTTCAGTGAATTCTGTGGGTTTACCATCTAGAGCAAAGAGTTCTTTAAAATGAACTATGTAATATTTACCACGTTTCTGTAAAATATGACAACTTTGCCAAAGTGTTTTATTTTTTCGACTAATAATACCAATTCTAGTTAACGTTTCTTTAATTTTTAAAAAATCAGTATTTTCTTTTAGTTTCACCTCAATTAACGTTTCTATCATATTTTAGCCTTTTCTTTTTTCTACTGTTATCCTCCAGTAGATTGCTGTTCTTCTATTAATTTAATTTGTGCTTCTGTTAACAAAGTTAATGCTTCAATAGCATTTCTTGTATTATATTTATAAACATCTTTAATTAAACGAATATTATCAGCATTTATCTTATCTTTTTTAGGCCATTTTTTCCATCTTCTTCTGGGTCTTATACTATTTCTTAAATAATCATAGTGCATTTGCATAGTTAAATCATATAAACAATTAACCTCATTAGCTTGAAATATTGTATCTGGAAATAAGGAAAAACTAAATGTGACAAGCCAAGGATTATATTCATCTGTTACAGGTTCTTCAATATGACACCCTGAATTTATACTTTTAACATAATCAAATGGATTCATTAAATTTTTCCTTATAATCTTTTGATAATATTGAAGAACATCATTTTTTCCAATCAAGATTAGCAGATATTTCCAAAAGAGCTGCTGCAAGATTGATATCCGGATTAATAGCAAAAGCCGCCTTATATTGATATTCTCCTAATAAAACAATTAAAGCAGCTGTTGCAGCCGGTGTAAATTCATTCTTTGAAATATCATAAAGTTTTTGGTAAACATCATGTTGATCTATATCTGAATGTGAAATCCAATCACGAATACCATCAAAACTTTTGGCTTTCATTGATTTTAGAAGTGTTTTGAGACTGTTTTCATCAAAATCAGTCAATAGTCCAGCATCAATTTTTCCATTAGCAGAATATTTCTGAATGGTGCCAATCATTTTTCTAATATCGGGATAAAACTTATTTACAAACGTTACAATAGTTTTTTTGTCAAATTCAACATTTTCTTTAGTTAAAATAGAAAATAAATTTTCTACAATTTGTTTCATTAGAGAAAGTTTTTCTTTTCGTGTAAACTTAAAATTGATAAGTGAACACCGAGAATGGAGTGGTTCAATAATTTTATGTGGAAGATTGCATGTTAAAATAAATCCGCAGTTACTAGAATAGTCTTCCATAAATGTTCTAAGAGCTGGTTGGACTTGGGGAGTTAAACCATCGGCTTCATCCAATAAAACATATTTGCGTTTGCCATCAACAGACATCGAAGTTGCAAATTCTCGAATTTCGTTTCTAAGGGTGTCTTTATTTCCATCTAAAGATCCGTTTATTTCGAGTACTGAAGAACCCAATTCAGAGACTAAAGCTTTGGCAACTGTTGTTTTACCGACACCAGATGAACCTGCAAAGATTAAATTCGGCAAATCGCCTTTTTCAATAAATTTTTCGAACAATGTCTTCATTCGTTCGGGAAGAATAGTATTTTCAATTGTTCTTGGTCTATACTTTTCCACCCACAAAAATTCTTTAACATTCATAATATAACATATTCCTTTATATAAAATTTCTATTTCATTATACACTAATTAAAGCTGCGCGTCAATCGGAATCCAATATTCATCACTATTATATTCCAAATCAAATTCATCTTTTGAAAAAAGAGAAATTAACTCAAAAGTAAAATTCAATTGAGAATTAAAATTCAAAATTGAAAGCCCAATATCAGTTGTTTCTAATAATAATTCATTTTCAATTATACACTTAACTTGATACAGTGAATTGCCAGTATTAACATTATCATCAACTAGAATAATTGGATAATTATTTGGAATACCGGAAATGTAATTATATAAGCCATAACATTTTCTTTGTTTTTTTACAGAAAACACATTGATATTCAAATTGTAGTATTTTTGTAGAGTATATTGTAAAGCTACTAATAAAAAAATACTTCCGGTTTCAAGTCCTGCCAATTGAAATTTACCTGATTTAAATTTCTTATTTGACTTGAATAGTTTTTCAATTAGTAAAAAACTGGTATATTCAAGCATGTGTTGGTCAGATAATATATTCTGAAGATAAAAATAAAATTTACAACCAATATTATTCATTGGTGATTTAGCAATAATTCTTCCAGGTTTTTTTAATTGATTTGAATAACGAATTAAAGGATCTGCTCTAAAAATACATTTTTTATTGATAAAGTTTCTTAATTTTTCACGATATATTTTTTGTTTTTTTGGCTTTTTTGAAAGCAAAAATCCGATATTTTTCATATTATTTAACCATATCTCGTGTTACTATTGACATTATTTCTTGCTTGGAATATTTATCCCAGAGATGCCAAGGATTTTCTTTTTCATTTTTATTGAGAATTGCAAAACACTTATCATGTACTGGAATATTGTGTTTTATTAAAATCGCAGTACCTAGATAAAATGCATTAGTTGAATTTGCCAGATCATTAATTAAAATTGTTTTGAGATTCGGGTCTGGTGTTCCTTCAAAAATGTTTTGAGGACCATAATGTTTACGTTCTCTGCGAATAAAGAATGTATTAGTATTAGGAAGTTTTGTTGCAATCGCACCAATAATAGGAGCTGATGTCCATAATTGTCCTGCTATTTGAATGTCCGAAATTTTTATTTCATTTTGTTTCAATTGGTATAAAAAACAATCAACAACATCATTTAAAAAAGAACCCAGTTCTTTGATGAAATAAAGACGAAAGATGGTAGAGTACCTAGTCCCAGGTGCTTTTCCAAACATTTTTATGGGGGGGTAAAAAAAACCTTCTTTTTTGATCTTTTCAGCAATTCTATTTCTGAAAAGATGGTATTGAGTGGAATTTATTGTCTCCATAATATACTTTCTGAAATTTTGTTCTACACTTTCACTTAGAGTCATTTCCGTGCATTTTTATAGTATTTGATTGCCTTTTCTGTCGCTGTTAAATCCAGATAATAATCAATTTCATAGTGAATGGTTAGTTTTCATTCACTATTATTCTCCAAATTCTGATTTTGTTGAAATCGCGATCCAATATTCAACTGTAGAACCTTTAAAATGTGATAAACCTTTAGATGTAATTTCTACAGTATAATCATCAGGAATAAGTTTCATTTTTTCAGCATCTAGTATCGTTTTAAAGGTCAAATTGGTTTTACCTAATTCTCTTGAAAATGTATCAGAAGATTCATTCTTGGTGGATAGTGTTTGAATTGATAATTTACCATCTTTTCCTACAAAAGCGAATTCAGTAAAACCAAGAACATTCATAGCATTGGAAACCAATTGCCAAACGTCACTTTTCAATTCAAAGGAAACATCAATTTTCCCCATTTTAATATTTTTGTTCGGAGGCGGTGATTGAATTAAATTTTCTGCACAATAAGCATATTTTATTTCAGATGAACCTTGTCGGATAATCATATTCTGGTTACCAAATTCAATTTCAGCATCTTCTTTTGAAAGAGAAAGCACGCCTAGAAATTTTTGAAGATCATAAATTGGTACTACAGATGAAAAGACATCTTCAACTTCTGCTGTTGCAAAAACGGTTTTAGTAGTATTCATCGTTTTAATTGTTGTTCCTGGTCTAAGAACAATAGATTTGTTGATTGATTGAAAATTCTTTAGAATAGTAATTGTCTTGGACTTATAATCATGGTGTATATCTCCACATTTTAAAATTATATTATATTATTTCTTAAATGTCAACATCAATGTGGTGTGTTTTATTTTTTTTGTTCATTCTAGCCTTACATCTAAATTCTGGGATTGTTAAATCCATTTTATATAGATTATCCCGAAAAATACCAGATTTAATTTTTAATTCTTCCTTCACATGATCTTCCCAACATTTTATAATATAATTTTGGAGGCTAGTAGGATCAACCCAAAGCAATTTTTTTGCTTCAAATCGTAAAATAACGTTTTTAGCACCATGAATATCATTAAAGGTGTGCTGAACTTTATCTGAAATGCATTTAATCACTGCTGTTGCTGTCCGATCTGAAATATCTTCTACTAATTTGTCAACAATTTTATCAGAAATATTTTTCTCAGAAAGAGGTTTGTTTTTAATCTGTTTTAATAAGTTATGTCTTTTATCTAAAATGCGCTTTTTCTTTTTTATAATAGCTTTTGTTGATTTTTGTGGTTTTATCTTTTTAATCACTGCATTTTTTTTGAGTGTTGATTTAGTTTTCAATTTCTTTGTCGGATTTGTTTTGACCTTTTTCATTTTCTAGCCACTTTCCTTTTGTGTTTATTTTTCCTTCGTGTTTCTCTCCTTTTTGGTGATGGAATAATATTTCCATCTGTTGTTGGTTGCCCTCGCACTTGTTTCATTCTATTAACTTCATTTAAATCTGCTGTTGGGTTAGCACCAACTTGTGCTAAATCAATCATTGATCCGCCGAAAATATAAGAACCAACATGGTTAGTTTTCATCCATGGACATAGCCAAGTTTTCAAAGAAGCTTCTTGCACTTTTTGACAAAACCAATAATCTTCAGAAAGGTATCTTTTTGAAACCGGATCAATATCGGCTTGAAAATACATCATAATCTCACGAGTACCATCAAAATGCTCAGATCTAACATGATCTGGTTTATACAATAATTTTGAAAAGCGTTTGTTTAATACTTCAAAAGTCTTTCTTCGTATCATCATAAAACCAGTCCCAACTTCTAAAACTTCAACTGGTTGTCCCAATGGTATTTCTTTTACGCCTTCTTTAGGATTAAACACAAAATCACCAACATATTTTTCCAGTTTGCCAGGATCTTCGTCTGCAAATCCTTTATCTACCGCCATTTTAATTTTTTCCCAGCAAATGGTCTTTTTGGGGTATGGTGCTCCCATAATATCGAAATCTGAATCCTCACTTTGGAGAGCCAGCATTGCAATAATATCGTGAGCATTAAAACCAATATCAGAATCTATAAACAACATATGAGTACAATCAGAACGCATAAATTCATCCGCGCAATAATTTCTTGCACGAGTAATTAAAGATTCGTTAAAAAGAAAATATGGAACGAAAGGAATTTTCATTTGTGTTAAAATAATACATAATTCCATTACAGATCGCGTATACATTCCAGAACATGCTCCACCATACATTGGAGTAGCTAGAAAAAGTTTTTTAGTTTTAGCTAGTTCAGCAACATCAATTTGTATTTTCATTCCCATTAGTTTATTCCTTTACCACAATTGCATCCATTTTACGTATTAATTCATTGGTTCTTTGTTCATTTGTTTCAGTTGTTTTAACAACATCATCTACTTGTTTTTCTTGTCTTGGGACTTTTCGTAATTGCATTTCTTGAGGAGATTCTTGTTTTTCTTCTATATCTTGAATTTTAAGTGTTTGATTAAAAATATCATGATTGGGATTTTGTCCAGGTATTTTTTTTCTCAAATAAGAAACAGCAAAGGAACAATAATTAATAATATCTTTATATGTGTCTTCAAGTGACTCGTTCTTTGGATTATTACCAGATTCTAATAGAGATTGCGCGCGTAATACTTTTTGGTTAATAATATCATGAATTGTGTCAATCCCACGTCGAAAATGATCAGCCTGTTGGACTGAAGAATTTGCATTTTGATAATCAACGGATTTTTTAGATTGGAGTACTTGACATTCGTTTAATATTCGCATTGCTTCTGTATAATTTTTTGAATTCATAAATTTTCCTTCACTATTTTTAATATTAACATAGTTTAATAATAGTGTCAACTATTATTTTCTTAATTCCAATTAATCTGAGACAATCTTCCACAATTTCCTGTGTGTGATGGGGATTGCCAAGTATCTGGCTTATTCATATCAGGCATATTTGATGGATTTGGTCTAGAGGCTTTTTTTCCTTTTATTTTTTCCATATTCGCGTCATAAACTTTATCCCAAGCCTGTTGAACATCAACTTCGAATAAATCCAGAGTTCCGATAGCAATAGTAGTAAGATCAATTAATGCATCCACAACATCTTCTGGTCTGCGTGCATCCTTTAATTCATTCAATTCTTCTTCTAAAAATTTAATTCTATATTCCAAAAACGTTTTTAATCTATTTCGTCTAAAAGTTTTTACAATAAAAGTATGACCATATTTAAGGTGCATTTTTTTAATATCTTGCAACCAATTGCTTGACATAATATATTTCCTTCTATTTCTCAGATTTATTTTTTTTATCTCGTCTATTTTGTAATTTTCGTTTATTTAATGCTTGTTCAAGATGATAATATGTTGCTCTATCAGTAAATAATATTCCATTTAGATGATCAATTTCATGTTGAATGATTTTTGAAGTTAATCCTACGAATTTTCGTGTTTCAGTGTTTCCATTTGGTAATGTAAAACGAACTTTGATAATATCTGGTCTTTTTATTTTAATAAACAGTTTGGGAAAACTTAAACACCCTTCAAGTTTATATGATTGTTTATCGAATGATGCATCGACTATTTCTGGATTAAACATACAAAGCATCTCTTCTGCTTTTATTATACAAGCCCTAACCGGCAAACCAATTTGATTCGCAGCTAATCCTAGTCCATTTTCTTTAATACAAGATTGTGCTAGAATATGAGCAATCTTAATCGGATCTTCAGAAGGATTTTTAAAATCAAATTTGAGTAATTTTTCTCGAAGAATTGATGCTGTTTCTTCAATTAATTTTCGACTTAAATTTTCCATTACACTTCCTTGAATTGACTGTAATTCTTTTTCTTTGTTACTACAATCATTCTTCCAAATTTATCACCAATCTGATCAACTTTATGACTTATTATAATAACATTATTATCACCTGTTAATTCAGAAATTATTCTAATGAATTCTTCTGTTCCAGCACTATCCAAACTACTATCCATAATTTCATCCAATAAAAGAAGATTAATTGGGGATGCGTTTCTCATTTTTGAAATTTCTCGCCAAGTTAAAAGTAGTGCGAGATCAATTCTCATTTTTTCCCCTTGTGAAAATGAATCATAAGAGAATATATCTTTATGTCTGTATTTGATTTTCTCATTGAAATTCTCATCAAGAAGGAATTGACAGAAAAATTCCATCCTTTCAAGGTACTTATTGATTAAAGTATTCATGATTGGGATGTATTGTTTAATTATTTGAGTTTTTATTCCATTGTCTTTCAGAAGCATATTAGCAACATTATATATTTCCCGTTCATTAATACACTTTTCCTTTTCTTTTAATTTTTGACTTCGTTCTTTTTTTTCATTTTTGATGTCTGTCGAAAATTTATCCTGTTTATTATCAAGTTTTTTAATTTCTTTTAATAAATTTTGAGTCACATGATTAGATACAGTTATAGAAACTAAATGATTTTGAAGTTCTTTATTTTTAGTTGCAATTTTTTCACTAATATCCGAATATTCTTTAATATATTGTTCTAATTTTTTGAGAATACTTTCAAGTTTTTGTGATATTTCTTGTGTTAAATTCTCCTTTTTGACATTTTTGCCGATTATTTGTGATTTAAATGTTTCTGGAATTTCTTGTTTACAAGTTGGGCAATTATCATTTTTCTTATAAAAATTAATATCCTTTTGGATTTTAGTCTTTATTTGATTAATTTGTAAAATCTTATTTTTATGTTTTTGAATTTGTTCTCTTGTTTTAGTAACTTCTTTCAATTTAACAGTAAGTTCATCAATTTCCTTTTGAAGAATATCAATCTTTATTTCATGTTCTTTTATCTGTTTATTCTGTGCTTCAATTTGTTTTTGTTTTAAGTCAATTTCCTTCTGCTGATTTTTTTTCAAACTTTGTCTATATTCTGTATTCAATTTAATCGTATTATCGAGTATTGTGATTCGAGTATTTAAATCTTGGAGTTTTCGCTTATTCTCAGAGTTTTTATTTTTAAGAAGTACATTCATTATACTAAAAACTTCAATGTCTAAAAGATCTTCAATAACATTTCGGCGAGCTTGAGCTGATAGTGACATAAAAGCTGTCCAATTAGCAGATCCAAGAATAACAATTTGACAAAATGTCTTATAATTCATACCAATAATTCTTTTTTCTAGAATTTCTTGATAATCTCTATTATCTGCTGATTGATTTAAAAGTTTTCCGTTTTTGTAGATTTCGAATATATTCGGTTTCATTCCTCGACAAACAACATATTTTATCCGACCAATTTTGAATTCAATTTCAACTAAACAATTTTTATTATTGATTGAATTGACTAATTGTGGTTTATTGATTTTTCGGAAAGGTTTATTAAAAAGAGCAAAGGTTATTGCATCCATAACCTGCGATTTTCCAACACCATTTTTTCCACAAATCAATGTAGTTTTAGTTTCATCCAATTTTAGTTCTGCAAAATTGTTACCTGTAGAGATAAAATTTTTCCAGCGAACTTTTTGAAGAGTTATAATAGCAAAATTCTCCTCTAAGAATCAGTTCGAATATTAATTGCATCATTATAAAGTTCTCGCATAAGCTTTTTAAGAAGTTGTTTATTAATATTCTCATCCAATGTGTCAATTGTATCCATTAAAATTGTTTGTGTGTCTTTTGCATGTGATACAATTTCAGAATTCTCCGCTTGCGTAAGCGGTTCAACAATTTGTAAATCAACAGGATTCATTTTTTCAATCTGTTCTATAAAGGTATCAAAATAAAATGGATTCTTTTTTGATATTACAATTACTTTAATATAACATCCATTCCAATCAAAACCAGAAACGTCCATTAATTTTTCATATGTAGTATCAGAATCATCATAAAACACTTTAATAAAAAATTTGGAAGGGTTTAAGACCGGAGTTAATTCACGGGTATTCGTATCGAAAATATGGAAACCACGTTCACAATCATAATCAGCCCATGTCATTTCATATGGAGCACCCAAATAATGTATATTATTTTTTGTTGATTTTTGATGAAAATGACCACTGAAAACCATATCGAATTTCGAAAGAATATTAGTTTTTAATCCGGATTCAGAAATAAATCCTCGATTCATTTCATAACCAAAAATTTCTAAATGTCCGAACAAAAGTTGAGCTTTAGTTTTTTTGAAAATTGCATATGTTTTTTGTTTATTTTCAGGATTTATCCAAGGGACATATAAAACAACTTCATCCGCTAATTTAACCTCAGCCGGTTGCGTATAAATTTTGATGTTTGGATAAGGATTCAATAATTCGTTTAATGCGTTTAAAGCATTAGTAGATTTATAATATACATCATGATTTCCAGCGATAAGATCAAGATGAATGTTTGCTTTTTCTAATTTGGATAGAAAACATTTTCTCATGATATTTAGTGTCAGATAATTGACATATTTTCTTCTATCTACTAAATCACCAAGATGAATAACATACTTTATATTTAATTCTTTTAATTTTGGGAAAAAAATGTCTTTAAAGAACTTAATTTGATGATTTAACATAGCTTGATTATCACCACGAACACCAAAATGTGTATCGTTTATAATAGCAACCAGCATATAACAATTCTCATTTTCAATTATTTAGGGGTTTCTTTAGTAAAAAATTTCGTTAATGTATTAGCATTTACTTTATCACCTTTTTTCCTATTTGTCAACTCTTTTGAAGTTTTTGTTCTTCTTCCTTCAAAATCTTCAATAAATGCATTACTTATGTCGTTTAAGTCTTTGCTACCAATGCCTTTCATTCCAGTAATATCATCTTCTAATTGCAAAGCTTTGTAATTTTTATATTTAATGTAAAGTTGCTTTTTTTCATTTTCTATTCTTCTGATAAAAGCATTTTTTATAGCTTGTGTAAAAAAGGCAAATGGATTGTTTGATCTTTCAGGTTTAAATGTTTTGATATATTTAATACAATCCAAAACACCATCTGATTTCATATCTTCAATAAATGAATAACCGGAAAAGTTGGGCTTTCTTGCTAATCGTTTTGCTATTTGAAGAAAACATTGGGCAAGATAGTCTGGTACTTGTGGGAATTCTTTATCCTTTTCTTTAGCTTTTTTACAGGCATCTAAGTATTCACAGAGTTTATTGAACATTTCACGATTATTAATATAATGTTTACTAGCCATATTTTCACCTCAATTTAATGTGTCCTTTAATGTTTTGTAAGTGTGGCTTTCATCAAATGACCATTGTTTGAATATTTCTCTGCACCCATTTCATTCATTATGACATTAGACATTATATTATTCGTTTCTTCCATAACGGCTCTTTGTTGAATATTTCCTTTAACAACAAAATAAGAAGAAAGTGCATAAAACATGTTCATTTCTGGTGTAACTCTAGATCGTAATAGAATGTGTTCATTTTTTATAAATATTTTTTTCTCTAAACTAAATGGTAGGTAACTAACAAAAGCTAAATTAGTATAACCTTCACCGTTATCTGCTTCAACAACGCATAACGGATTGTTGATTAAAATCCCATTGTCAGTTTCTTCAATAACCGCCCCAAAAACTTCATCACTATTAATCATATGAATATGTTCAATAATTGGTTCTTGTTTTTTTTCTTTGATCATTTATTTTACCTTAATGTTAAAAATTTTAAAAGGAAAATTCTCGCTCTTATATATTTTAAGTCTTTCAAGAAAATGTCTCATAGTATAATTGAAATGTGACTTATTTCGTTTTGTTTTGACACTTAAATCGTCTGCAATATCATATAAAGTAGCTGTAGTTTTTATTTTACTTTTCCGCAATACACGACCAATTGCTTGTAAATTGGTTATTCTAGATTTTGATGGTGAAGTAAAGAAAATGTTATTCAATTTTATTATGTTAGTACCCACACCTATTGCCTGAATTGATCCGAGAATTATAGCATTTTTTTCATTCTCTATATCAGCTCTCATTTTTTCTCTAATTTTAGCATCGATACCACCATGAATATAATATATTGGTCTATCGGTTTTTTCTTGAAATTTCTTTAAAAGAATATCACCATGTTTTTCAATGAATCTAAACAAAACCAGATTATTTCCTGGAATCTTAGTTACCAAATTAACTATAAGATCATTTCGTTTTTCGTAACCCACAATAAATGCGAGTTCTTTTTGATAAGGCAAACCTTTTACCATATCAGTAATTGCTTCAGTGTATTTAAGAACAAGAATTTTGATATTGAATTTAGCTAATATCTTATTTTCAATCAATTCTGAAGAAGAGGTTACTTTGTGAACTGGTCCTAAAAGACCCTCAATAACCCATTTATTAGCATTTTCTCCATCTAAAGTTCCAGTTGTTCCATACCGATATATTATATTTATACATTTTTCTAAACAGGATTTAATTGATGCTGATTTTGCTTGATGTGTTTCATCGACTATAACTACGTGATACTGATCAAAAAATTCCTTTTTGAGTCGAAATATTGATTGCCAAGTGGTTATACTATAAAGTTTGTCGGTTTGTTTATCTTCACCTGAAAATATTTTATGAATTTCTTCTTTATACCCATAAGATTTTATATCTTCCGCTAATTGGTGAACAAGTGTAACTTTAGGAACAATGATTAATGTTTTGAGATTTAAATATCGAATAATTAAATATATGATTAAAGATTTACCAGAACCAGTTGGAGAAAGAATAGTAAGTCGTTTTTTTCTAATTGCCTCAACAAAAGATTCTATTTGATAATTTCTAGGAGTAATCTCTTTAGGAAGATTTAATGAAGAAATAAATTCTAATGCTTGTTTTGTGGTAAATTCAGTGTCTTTCCAAGATTCATCAATGTCAACTTTATAATTATTTTTAGCAGCCCATTTTTCAACGTGCGTTATTAATCCTTTATATAGAATATTCAATCGCGTATTAAACAAACGAATTTTACCATCCCAAGATCCTCTTTTGAAGGCAGGCATAAACCTAAATCCAGGAACTTTAAATGTGAAATATTCACTTAACTCATATTCCATTCCTTTATTGGAACAAGTAACAAGCATATGCGTTTCATTATATTGTTGAAGATATACTGTTTCGGTCAAATATTTTTTCCATTCTACACTTTTTTATTCCCAAAATCGTTGCTTTCATATGGACCAATCAATCGCATTTCGTCATCAGCTATATTTTTCATTCGTTTTTCAATTTCTTCTGCTAAATCTTTACCGTAAACATCTTCACGATTATTTTTAATGTGTGTTTTTGTTGAATC